CAAAAATCGGTTTCAAATCGAGATACGGCCTTGTTGCTAATCCGTTCGCTGAAACTGGTGCTATATCAGGAGCTGCTACAGCAGTTAATGACGCTGGTTCTGCTAACTCAAACAGATATTACCAAAGAGTGCAAATCGCAAACTTAATGTAATATTATCTTGTTTGAACGAGCAATCGTGAAACAAAATTAAAAGGGCGACCCTCAAAAGTCGCCCTTTTTTTATGCCTAAATATTAATATGACAACTATAGACACACTTTCTAGGCAACCAACTAAATTGGACTATGCAAGTCCTAATCAGTTTAAATTTCTTATTACAAAACTACCAAAAGTAGAGTATTTTTGTACCTCTGTTAATCTACCTGGAATATCATTAGGAATATCAACACAAACAACTCCTTTAAAAGATATACCATTACCAGGTGAGAAACTAACATATGGTGAATTAGCAATGACTTTTTTGGTAGATGAAGATTTAGAAAACTTTAGAGAAATACATGGCTGGTTAACAGGTTTAGGGTTTCCTAAAGATAGAAAAGAGTTTAGAGATATACTAGCTTCAGGTTCCGATAGATTTCCAACATCAACTGGAACAAATCTACAAACTGATCCTGGTAAAACAACTTATAGTGCCGTAAATACTGGTGCTATATTTTCAGACGCTACTCTTAATATATTAACAAGTAAAAACAACCCAAATATTGAAGTTAGATTTAGTGATGTATTTCCTACATCATTATCTGGTCTACAATATACAACAGCCGATACTGATATCAAATATCTAGAATCAACGGTAACTTTTGGTTATAAAATATATGAGTTTGCAACAAAAGGTGCCGGCAAAACAAGTACAACTATAACATAGACTTTACTTTTTAGTAAAAATATGATAGGATTATATAATGATACAAGTAATAGATGACCTTTTTGACAATGAGTTTATAGAAATTACTCTAGACAAATTAAAATCATTTAAGTACAAACCAGCAGAAAAAGATAGAGACGATACTCCACCATGTGGTGAGGTACTTGAATTATCTTTAGATGATACTTTGGTTAAAATCATATCTCAACCTATAAGATTTTCTTTACATAAAAAAGGAATGCAATTAAAAAGAGCTTATATTAATAAGTTTAAACCTGGCGATAATCCATATTTTCATCATGATGAATTAGATGGTATCACGGTATTGTATTATGCAAATAATGAAAAGAGAGCGGATGAAGGTGGAGAAACTATTTTTTATTTAAAGGAAGAGGACGAAATGAAAGGTATAAGACCTTTCCCTGGAAGATTGGTTATGTTTGATGGTTATATTCAACATAGAGCAACAGCAATGAGAACAAAGGATAGATATACTATCGCTTTAAAATATGGAAGTTTAAAAAATAAAATAGGACATTAGAATAACTAAAAGAATTAGCAAAAAAAGATTTAAAAATTAATGATATGGAATATGATTTGGAATCCATAAAAACTCCACAATTACATAATAAGTACATGAAATTTTTAAACAAATTTAAATTACAATTATCTATAGCAGAGAATGAACTATGGAAAATCAAAAGAGAAAAATGGGAATATTATACAGGTAAGGCTAGTCCGGAAGTTTATAAAGAAAAACCATTTGATCTAAAGATTTTAAGACAAGATGTTGACCAATATATTCAATCAGATACAGAGTTGCAAAAGTCAAAACAAAAAGTTGATTACTTAACCACTATTTGCGATTATCTGGATAGAACAATTAAACAAATATCTAATAGAACATTTACCATTAAAAACGCTATAGACTGGAAGAAATTTACTAGTGGCGCTATTTAATGACAACCACCAGATATATTATCATAGATAAAAAAGACGAGGTCTATTTAAAGATAGAGGCTGACGCTGATATTCGTAGAGAATTAAGCGAATACTTTACCTTTGAAGTACCTGGTTTTAAGTTTATGCCACAATTTAGAAATAGAGTGTGGGACGGAAAGATACGGTTGTTTTCATATGCAACTGGTCAAATATATGCTGGTCTATACCCTTATATAGTTAATTGGTGTAAGGAAAACAATATCCAAGTAGTGGATGGTACGAAGATTAAAGATGTTGAATTAGATGATAAAAAGGTTAATGGTTTTATAAAGGCATTAAAGATACCTATGGAGACCAGAGAGTATCAAAAAGAAGCATTTACACATGCCTTGAAAAAGAATAGATGTTTATTATTATCTCCAACTGCCTCCGGTAAGTCTTTAATTATATACTTTCTAGTTAGATTTAATCTATTAAGACTTGATAAAAATAAAAAGATACTTATTATAGTACCAACTACATCATTGGTAGAACAATTACATAAAGATTTTAAAGATTATGGTTGGAATAGTTTAAGAAATGTACATAAAATATATGAAGGCCATAGTAAAGAAACAACCAAAAGAGTAGTAATATCTACATGGCAGTCTATATACAATCAACCAAAGAAATTTTTTAAACAATTTGGTATGGTGGTGGGTGATGAAGCACACTTATTTAAAGCAGTTTCATTGACAAAAATAATGACTAAACTAGAAGATTGTAAATATAGAATTGGTCTTACAGGCACTTTAGATGGTAGTAAAACTCATAAGCTTGTATTAGAAGGATTATTTGGTGTGGTTAATAAGGTGGTTTCAACAACCAAATTACAAGAAGATAAACATTTAGCAGATTTAAAGATTATCTGTTTAGTATTAAAACACAATAAACAGGCGATAGAGTTTTTAAAAAATAAATCTTATCAGGAAGAAATGGATTTTTTGGTTACCAATGAAAAGAGAAATAAATATATTAGAAATCTATGCCTTTCTTTACAAGGTAACTCATTATGTTTATTCCAATATGTTGAAAAACATGGTATGGTTTTGAAAAAACTTATAGAAGAAAAGAAACAAGATCAAAAAGTGTTTTTCGTATATGGAGGAGTAGAAGCAAATGAACGAGAACAAATTAGAGCAATTACCGAAAAGTCGGACAACGCAATTATTATCGCTAGTTATGGTACTTTTTCAACCGGTATCAATATTCGTAATTTACACAATATTGTTTTTAGCTCTCCTAGTAAAAGTCGTATAAGAAACCTACAATCTATTGGTAGAGGATTAAGATTAAAAGATAATAAATCAGCAGCTACGCTGTATGATATATCAGATGACCTTTCTTATGGTGATAAAGAAAACTACACCTTACAACACTTTAGAGAAAGGATAAATATTTACAACGAGGAGGATTTCCCTTATGAAATCCATAATGTGGAGTTATAAATGGACAAAACACCTATAAACGCAGTAAATATTAAGGTTGTAAAACTTATTAATGGTGAAGAGTTAATTTGTCATATTCCAAAAGGAACAGCCCAAACGGAAGAGAAATCGCCGTTATTGAGATTAGATAGACCTTTACAAGTAAGATATGTACCACAAATAAGTCCTCATGGATTTAGAGATTATATAGCTTTAGTAAAATGGGCAGCCTATTCAGACGATAAAATAATTACTATTCCAAAAGATAAAATACTTACAATAACTAACGCCTCCAAAGGCATGGTCAATAGTTATACAAATATGGCCACCAATTATAGTAAGATTAATAACCCAAGTAAAAGTGATAAGATATTTGAGACAATGAGAGTGGACGAAGACCCCGAAGAATTAAGAGAACTTGCTGAAGATTTGAGAGAAGACTTTAAAGAAATATTTAACAAGACAGCCAAGAAGAGGACCTTACATTAATAAAGGTTATCTTTAACGGCGGACACCTGGATTATACATAAAAAAATCCAAATGTCAAGTCTCCTTGCGTAGCAAACCAGCATTGACTTTTGAAACAACTTATAGTATATTGAGATTATGGTTAAAAATAAAAAACGAAACGAACATTATGTAGATAACGCAAAGTTTTTAGAAGCAATGCGTGAATACAAAAAGAATGTTAATAGAGCGAAGAGACAAAAGCTCGTAAAACCTCCTGTAACAAACTATATTGGTGAGTGTTTCCTGA